CAGGAGGTCGGCGTCTCGGGTCTGCTCCGCACCCGCGGTACAGGCTTCGTTTTTGAAGAGTGGCTGAACGCCCTCTCCTCGCACCGGCAGAAGACCGTATACCGCGAGATGCGGGACAACGATGCCGTCATCGGCGCGATGTTCTTCGCGCTGGAGATGATCCTGCGTAAGGCCGAGTGGCGCGTGGAGTCGGCCGACGGTAAAAAAGGCGACGAGCAGGCGGAGTTCGTCAAGAGCTGCCTGGACGACATGTCGCACACGTGGGAGGACTTTATCGCCGAGTGCGTCGGGATGTTTGCGTTCGGGTTCGCGCTCTTTGAAACGGTCTACAAGCGGCGCAAGGGTCCCAACGGGATCTCCGGGTCCAAGGTGGCCAGCCATCACGATGACGGTCTGATCGGCTGGCGCAAGTTTGCCCCGCGAGCGCAGGAATCGATTCTCTACTGGGTGTGGGATGAGGAGGGCGGTCTGCAAGGTGCCGTGCAGCTGGCTGCGCCAGACTACAAGACAACTACCCTCCCCATCGAGAGTTTACTACTCTTCCGCACGACCTCGCTGAAGAACAACCCGGAGGGCCGGAGCATCCTGCGCAACTGCTTCCGTCCCTGGTCCTTCAAGCGCCGTCTGGAGGAGGTCGAGGGCATCGGCATCGAGCGCGACCTCTGCGGCATCCCGGTCCTCAAGGCCTCCGTCGAGGCGATCAACGCGCTCGGCGGCATGGACGTGGCCAAGGCCCTCGTGCGCAACATCAGGGCCGACGACCAGGCCGGCGTGGTCCTGCCCCTCGTGTACGACGAGAAGGGCAACCAGATGATCTCGCTGGACCTCATCAAGGCGGCGGGAGGGAGGAGGACCAACCCGAGCGAGGCCATCAGCCGCTACAACTCCGACATGCTCAACACGATCCTCGCCGGGTTCGTGCAGTTCGGCCAGACGCCGACGGGGAGCCGCTCGCTGCACATGTCGGCGACGCAGATCTTCGCGCTGGCCATCGGGGCGTTCATGGATTCCGTGGCCGCCGTGATGAACCGCATCGCTATCCCGCGGCTGCTCGCCATGAATGCGATGGACCTGGATTTCGCTCCCAAGCTGGTTGCCGGAGAGATCGGCGTTCGCGACTTGGAGGAGCTGGCCGACTACGTGCAGAAGCTCTCGGCCGGCGGCCTGACGTTCTTTGACAAGGAAACTGAGGACTACCTCAGAAAGGTTGGCAGGCTGCCAAAGTCCCCGGAAGGCCAGACCGCGGGGCCGCCCGTACCTGGGCAGCCACCCGTGCCTGGGCAGCCTCCCGTGCCGGGACCGCCACCCGCCCCGGGAGCTGCACCTCCGGGGGCGAACGCCGCCGCGGACGACTCCGGGGCGCAGGAGCGGCTGCGGGCCACCGCTTAGAACCCTGTTTTTACCCTCGTGGGAGGCTCCGGGCGCGATCGCCGGGGGCGGAGGGTTGGTCGGATACCCCCGGAGGGGCGGAGGGGCCTCAAAACGGCTTAAAAAATGACTTCAGGCGAGATCGTGTCCATCGTTTCGGCGCTGGGGTTGGGGGCGCTCCTCACCAAGATCCTCGACCTGTACCGTCCCTCCAAGAAGGAGATGATCGACCTCGATCAGAAGCTCCGGCAACAGCAGATCGAGGAGGCGACCAAGATTCGGGAAGCCGCCGCCACCGAGGCGGCCGCCCTCCGCGAGGAGGCGCGCTTAGAAGCCACCAAGCTGCGCGACGAATCCGGGGTGATCCGTGAGGAGATCCGCGGTGATGCCGCGCAGTTGCGCATCGAGGCCAACGCCCTGCGCGCGGAGGGCGTCATCCTCCGCAAGGAGGCAGCCAAGCTCCGCGACAAGATCGATGATCTGACGGACAGGGTGCGTACCCTGGAGAACGACCTGCACGAGGCCAACAACAAGGCCATGATCTTGGTCGCCGAGATGGCCGAGACGAAGCAGGAGAACGAACGCCTGAAGGCGGAGATGGCCAAGTACCGGGGACGCATATGATCAACAGCTACATGCCGCGCGGTGCCTGCATGATGTGGGAGACCCCCCTCGTGATCTGGCACACGGTCACCGACCTGATGGTTTTCATCGCGTTCATGGTCATCCCGCTCTTCATCTTCCTGATCATCCTGATCGAGGTCGGGAACAAGTTCCCCGTCTTCGCTCCGCTGGAGCGGGCGGTGGGCTCCATCAAGTACCCGTCGGGGACCCCGTGGGTGATCCGGCTCAAGCATCTCGGCTGGCTGGGTGCCTGGTTCATCTTCTTTTGCGGGATCGGGCATCTGATCGACGTCATCACTGTCTGGTATGCGATGCCGTGGGTCAAGGCCGTCTGGAACACCGGGACGGCGCTGGTATCCTGGATGACGGCCATCGCGGTCATCCGCCACTTCCCGTATTTCGCCAAGCTCATCCGGCAGATGGCGCAGTTCATCAAAGACAACGAGGGTAAGGAGCTACTGGAGACCTAATGACGCCATCCACCGAACTGGGACGGAGCATCGCGCGGCTGAAGGGCCGATTGAGTTCTATCGAGCGGCAGATCGAGTCCCTCAAGGAGCTGATCGGGCATCTGGAGCGGGAGTGCGGCATGATCCGTCTGGACCTGGAAAGCGCCGTCAAGCTCGAGCGCGAGAAGAATAATCCGCAAGAATTGGGATGAGCGATGCCGGTCACCTTTGTTAGGAAGGCCGCACCGGACGACCTCGTCCTGCGCGTCGCGGGGCGCCTGGAGCCGAAGCTGGCCAAGGCGTTCCTCGACGCGGTGGCGGCGATGAGGGGCTCTGTGTCCCTTTCCAAGCTCGAGGCCGCGCTCGCCAAGGGCGACGTGGACGCGGCGCTGGCCGTCGTGGCGATCGACACGAAGTTCGTCAAGTTCTTGAGGGGAGACGGCATCGAGTCCGGCATCACGTCGTTCCACGAGGCCGTGCGGACGGTTTTCGCCGCGGGGGCCGAGGCGGCCGCCTCGCAGCTGCCCCGCAAGATCGTCGCGGAGGCGGTGTTCGACATCAAGTCGCCGGAGAGCATCAGCTTTCTGGAGAAATACCAGTTCGGCCTGATCAAGCAGGTCACCGCGGACACGAAGGACGCCATCCGGCAGACCATCCGCCGGGCCTTCGCCGAGGGCGGGCATCCGTATCAGCAGGCGCGCGAGATCAAGAACGTCATCGGCCTCACGTCGACGCAGGAGCAGGCCGTCGCCAACTTCCGCAGGGCGCTCTCGGACACGACGACCATACCGGATGCCCTGGGGAGGGCGCTGCGCGACGGGCGGTACGACGCGACGCTGCTCCGCGCTGCGCGAAACGGAACGAACCTCTCGCCCGGCCAGATCGACAAGATGGTCGGCCGCTACGAGGAGCGCTTCGTTCAGTACCGCGCGCAGACCATCGCGCGGACGGAGAGCATCCGCGCCAGCAGCAAGGGCCGCAGGGACGTCTGGCGCCAGGCGAAGGAGCAGGGGCTGCTCGGCGACAACGCGATGCGCGAGTGGGAGGTGTCGGGCGACGAGCGCACGTGCGACGTCTGCATGGGATTGGACGGCCAGCAGGCGGCGCTCGACGAGGAGTACGAAGACGGGATCTTCGAGCCCCCCGATCCACACCCTGATTGCTTACCTGCCGGCGTTTCGGTAACGGCCTTCGGAGTCACGCACGCGGTTCGGCGGTGGTACGAAGGAGACGTCTGCGACGTCGGGGTTCTCGGCCTTCCATATCTCACCGTTACACCGAACCACCCGGTGCTTGGTGAGTTTGGCTGGGTTCCTGCGGGGTCGCTGAAGGTCGGAGATTACGTGGCGCAGTGCGTCCTGCCATCCGACGCGGTAGCTCCTCCTGTCGGTCACCCAAACGATAACTACGTGGAGACCGGCATCGAGAAGATATTCGACGCGCTTTTCGTGGCGGGCCGCGTGACGACCTCCGTTGTGCCACCCTCCTCCAAAGCATTCCACGGCGATGTTGGGGCCAACGAGAAAGTCGACGTTGTAAGGTCCGCATGCCAGCTGCCTGACGGGAGCCGAATCGCAGATGACGTTGAAGACCTCCTGCTCGCGGTTCGACAGCTGGTCGAGCGCCGGGTCGACGGGTGTGGGCGGCGCGGCGGAGAACGCGTCGAGGACGAACCCCGCGAGGCGCGGCGAGAACACCGCGTCGCCGCCGGCGACGGCCTGCACCGCGCGGCTCACCTCGGCGCCCGACGCGCCCTTGGTGATGTAGCCGCGGGCGCCCGCGCGGATGACGCCGACGACGTCCTCGGCCTTGTCGGAGACGCTCAGCGCGAGGAACCGCGTCGACGGCACCTCGGCTGCCACGCGCCGCAGCACCTCGGCACCGCCCGAGATCGTGGCGTCCGAGCCGCCGGGCAGGTGCACGTCCAGCAGCACCACGTCGGGACGCGTCTCGGCGATCACCGCGACCGCGGACGGGACGTCCGCCGCCTCCCCCACGACC